AAACACAGGAAAATATCCAGTGGGGTGGTGTTGTGGTAGCGCTGATGAATCCAAGATACCAGAAGAGATTCGAAGAAATTTTCCGAGAATCCCAAATGGCGATCACAACCAGATATTTCCAGACTACCAAACAATCCACATGCATGGTGGTGCAGGCACCGTTCAAACTGCCATTGCATGTGGGGCTATACCGGTAATTCATGATGTTGCTCTTGATAGGGTTTATCATAAAATACCAACACAGAAAGATTTCCGACAAGCGTCAATTTCTGTGTTCATGGGTTGGCTGACGCTTTCTGGCTTCAAAGTTAACGCACCCATTGAGATAAAGATGATATGGTCAATATTATTCATCTGGAATCAAAAATGGAGGTTGTTGGCAACTTATAGTTATGATCTCGTTAAACTTTACGTCATAATATCTTTTGTTTACAATCATTGGTTGACTTTAGCCATTTTGGCATTTTCAATCCCAGTGATGTTCTGGAAAATGATGTTCTCAGAAAGCATTTTTACAGATATCATCAACTGGGTAATTGGATTTATGTGGGAATTTCCTTTATTTTGTTTGATAGATTCGAAAATAGCATTGTTCATGGCAATGTTTTCAATAATGAAATTAGGCAATAAGGCTTTACAAGATTATTCCAATCTTGTGAAGACGAAAACCGAAATCATTTTCGAACCTGTAAAACGATCTGGATTGGAATTTCCATTTCCTTTTGGGCATTGGGCTTTACGGGACAGAAATACCGGTGAAATATATGAGGGAAATTTTACAAATGTCCATGAGCAATCATTTGGACATTCATTCTCATTTATAAAACGGAAAAGGGAAATAAAGGAAGGTGCCAAGGTTTTCCCTGCACCATTTGATATTTCAAAGGCCCGATCTCAATTAAACGATGATCCTCAACCTTATGGCCCGTTCTTTAATTGTGCCATTCTCACGGTGAGGCCAATCATCAGAAGGTCAATCTTCTGGGGCATTTTCATATTGTCAATTAATGCAGCAATTTCATTTGTCTTACAGCCTCCGGAATATCTTAGTACAATTATTAAGATTTTATTCCCTGGTTATGACATTGAAAAAACCGCATTATATCAAAAATTTGGTTTTGCAGCTGGTGTGGAACAAATACCACTAGTGAACTTGGATGAAGAACCCGAAATTATCCAAGAAAGTGAAGACAAGTTATTGATATTGCAGAAAGATGAAAGCTTAGAGGGTTTATATGCAACTATTTCTATCATGCAAAATCAGATGCATCTTCTCAATATCCCAACTCTTGATGAGGAAGATTTAGAAGAAGCAAGTCAACGAACTTTTGCCCATGAAATGGAGAATCTTCAATCCGAGATTGATGATATGGTCACCATGACAGGTGTCCCTCCATATGTTAAGCATACATGGGCTCAGATCGTTGACATGATTCATGGTGGAATTAGTTTCATTCGCCAATCAACTCTTATTTCAAATTTCATTGCATGGTTAAAGACAATTGAACAAAATGTTTACACTTTCATGGCTCCTATTATGGAAGTGTTAATTATGTTCTACCGCCTAGCAATTTCTATGTCAGTTTCACTGTCAGAAAGATTGTTTAAAGCGGTCTGTCATTTTCTTGATCATGTTTACGGACTAGAAGCATCTAAAAGAGTTAAAACTGTTTGGGGTTTAACTGGCATCTATAAGACTGGTGCTGTTGGTGCTGCAATGAGACTCGCTATGTCAATACAAATGAGCGAGTATCAAGGCAGGACTGACTTCCTATCTGACTATGCTGAATTCTGCAATAAGGCTAAAGAATATGCAGACAAAACACAAACAGGTTTCAAGAACCGAATAGGAGGGCCTCAACGCCGACCTGTACATTATTCAAAACCATTGATGTCTGTAGAAGAAGCAAAATTACTCGGATTCACTGAGGGTGAATATGAGACTTCAACAGAATATCAAAGCCGAGTAGATCAATACTTGGCTCAAGGTGTACAACAAGGTGCTGATGGAGTATTCCTAGCGGATAAAAATCCTGAACTCATAGCAAAATCTCAACATCGCTACGAGCCAAAATATGCAGATCTAACCCAAGAAGATCGATATATGGCTATTGAGATTGCGAATGCTCTTTTTGAACAGTATCCAGAGACATTTAAGGATGCAGATATTGTTCCTATGGGTTCTGTCTTGAATTACATAAAGAAGAAATATTCTCCTGGTACCCCTTTTATAGGAGAAAAAGGGTTCAAGACACGGCAAGCAATGTTTGATACAGGCTACGATAAAGTTATGATCAAGAAGGCACAAGATTATTTGGCTTCCGGAACATACCCTGTACAAATCTATCATGCATTTGTTAAATCACAAGTGGTAGATATCCAAAAATGTTTGCCTCCTCATCTCGGAGGAAAAGGAAAGGATGTCAGAACTGTGGTCAGTCAAGATCTCTTCAGTTACTTCATGGATCAATGCCTGCAAATTGAAAGAAACAAACGCAGAACATGGGATTCATATGGTGCTGGAATAGGTATGCCTTTAAATCAATCTATGGAGGCAATCTATTCAGAAATGGCTGACAAACAAAAAGAGAGAGGTGGACGATACATCATTGCTGATGGCACCGCTTTTGACTCTTTTTGCAAACCTTTCTTATTCCAAGTTAGTGCTGAACTTTGGAGACTAGGATTCAAAGATCATGAATCAGGTAATGGTGAAGCAATGGCTTCTGTGCTCAAAGCTTCTTATGAATCCAGACAAAATTGTTGGATCATAGGAATCACTGAACCAGAGTATGACAAACTGGTTTTGAGTATAACTGATCATGATGTGAGAAAATTAGTTGAAAACAAGGCATTGGCTAATGTTGTCCCTCTTGCTGACTTTATTGATTTCGAGATTTTCAATAAACTCAAATATAAGCAGCAAGAGGAATATGTCAATAATCTCGATCTCCCACCAGGCAAAGTCTATATATCTTGGAGACAAGATTTAAGACCAAAATTTTCAAACTGGTTGGGAGATTTCTCAATTGTTTCAGAAGATGAGTTCAATAAACATGAGCATCAATTCCAAACTTTCAGATACTCAAAGGGAAATGAAAGTGAGATGATACAAGATATCAAACGGATCGGAACTAGTGATTTCCGTTTCTTATCTAATATTCATGCTAAAAATAGAGGTGGAAGCACAGGAGGTAGTGATACCTCTAATGTTAACACAGTTGCATTCAAAGCTGGTCTAATCCGAGCATGGTGTTTGACCACCGGAAGAAAACCAACAGAATTCTTTGAATACAACACTCTTAAAAATACATCTGATGATACAATTTGGCAAAGCGGTGGTAAATTTGGCCTGAATACTATCGAAGAAGTGGAACGATTTAAACTCCATGCTGCAGAAGTCGGTATTCATTTAACAATTGAAACGACGAGAAACATTAATGAAGTTGAATATCTTTCTAAATTCGTTAGAACTCCAACGGCCTCGGATTCTCAAGCTTTGAAATTATGGCGGTCAAACAAGATAAAGTCAATCCAGGACACTCATCGTGCACTAGGTAGATCTATCCCTAAGAATTTTGAACAATTAAACAATCCAAGATTTATAGTTGTTCAAAATCCAAAAGCCATCCTCCTTCGAAGATCAGCTTTTCGTTATTATCAAGCCCATGCTAAAACATGGAGATATCATGCTATTGAACGAGGAGCCGGACATGCTTTGAATACACCCTTCGTACCAGAATTGTATTCTATGTTTGCCAAAGAATGGTGTGATGATGTCAATAGTTTGCTGGAAGAACAAAAAATCCACCGCAAATATCGTCTTCAAACAAATGGTCAATTTTCATTACCTTGTGTGGAACAATACGATCCTAGAGCACCACAACAGGCTTTGAGTCCAAGACAAAAGGCTTTCCTTTCGTGGTTAAAAGGTAACATGTTCCCAAGTTACTACAGGGTAATAGATGTACACATGAACATTTCTAAACCAGATCCTCTTTATTCAGAGAGACTGATGAAGAAATTATCTCGCGGTTGGAGGGGTTATGATCAAATCCTTGCAGAAGGAGTTGATTACTTATTCCGTCTAACCGAAGCAATTCCTGATTCTTGGAGTAAGAAGTTTAATGGGTCGATAGACATGCTATACCCAGAAATCCCTTTTTACACTAAGAATATGTACATCGAAAAATTTGTTTATCTAAAGATGCTCGAAGAATCTAAAGAAGAGGAGATCACCCCTTCTGAATTCATTTCCAGATTACAAGAAGGTCCTTATGCAGGAACTTGTGATCCATTTTACTTCATGGATCAACTTAAAGGAAAAGAATACAAAGAGAATCTTTTAAATGAAGATGTTTTGAAATTCCAAGGTTTGGCAATGTGCATCAGCCTTATCTATATGTTAGCTAGTTTCGGTGAGTGGTTCCTCCTCGGAGTACCATTCATCGGATCATTTTATAAACTATTCATATGGAGCTTTGTTGGACTCAACAAAGTCTATGGTGTTGCTAACACAATGTACTGGCATTCTACAGGTAAATCTTCTCGTGAAATATCTAGAATACAACCTAAAGACCCTTACATCGTGTCAAAACAATTTGCTACATTTTTAGTAGATTTACTTCCAGCCGAAACTGGTTATCTGCTAACATTTCCAATACTAATATTAAATCTGCTTCCTTTTGCGTTGGAAGCATTTGCAAAGTTTTGGTATGAAGGAAATGAACTTAAAAATGTAGTATTACATCGTCCGAATGCACCCGGGGAGAATCCTTGGAGTTCCTATGCCTCCGAAAGCATTCAAAAAGTGAGGAATTCCGTAACGCGGAAACTTTATCTTGCAGCCAAAACAGGAACCGGAAAATCGTCTTGGAATGTCGCAGCCTTATGGGGTGCTAAACATAAAGACGGTGTTCGCAAAATCTGGGTTGTTCAACCTAGAAAGATCCTGAGAGATGAAGCAACCGTGCCTTTCGGTATTAAGACACAGGTACTTAAAGCTGGGATAACAATGGATATGTCGACTGACATCTATTTTTTGACATATGGTCACATTCAATCACGACTATATGACATAGATAATGCCAATGACATTGTCCTCTTTGACGAGTTTCATGAAGTTCAAGGATCAATGATTCTTGCACTTAACACTGTCAAAGCACCAATAATCTTACTTTCTGCCACACCTGTCGAAATTCCTTCTCTTCAAGGCACACCAATGATCCAACCAGATATCAAAAGGAGGTTTCCCATCACAGTACATGAATGTGATGATTCTTTATCAGTTGGTCAAATGTTTCTCTTGGCTTACAATCAATATCCAGAGAAAATTAAAAGAACATTGGTCATCGTTCCTACAATCAAGCAAGTTGCCAGAGTCAAGGCTGAATTAGAATGGTACAAGATTGGTCCTGTACACTCTTTGACTTCTCGGGAAAGAGAAGTTCCTAGAGAAGGGATCATAGTTGCAACACCATATGTTCAAACTGGACTTGACATTACACCACCACCAAGTGGTTTAATTGATTGTGGGAAAGATTTTGCTCTTGATGAAGGTGTCTTCATTCATCCGTTTCCTTGGACAGATAAAGATACAAACACCCAAAGAGAAGGAAGAGTAGGTCGCAATGAGCCAGGTTTTGTCTTTAGACCAAAATCTGCAGGAACTGGGAAGAAGGTAACTTCCTATCCTGAACCGAATCTTATGGTTCATAAATGTGTGTCAGATTATTACAAACTTCCAAATTTGACATTCATACAAACACCAACCATTCAAGAAATGCCATATTTCATGGTCTCACAAAATCATCGATTAAGAAAAGCTGCAGTTAAATCCATAACTTTCTTACATGCCTTAGCAATGCAAGGTGTCCGTGATGATGATTTCAAAGCGTTTTACTCCAGAGCTTGCGTTAGGCAACACTTTGGCGAAGACTATGAATTCCTTAATAGAGTCCTACGCAACCGAAAATGGGATAATGTTCCTCTTATCCCTTGGGATGAATTGTTATATCATTGGAATCGAAAAGATGTAACATTTTATTCCATAAACGGATCAACCATTTCTTCTGGACCACTTAAATTAGTCAGAGGAAAATGGGAGGAAATTGTAGCTACGTCATTATCTTCAATCGTTTGTCAAGAGGAACATACAGAAGAGTCACTTCTTTTACATTTCCAAAAACGATTAGATATTGTCAAATCATGTGCCGCTACAGCACTCAAAGACACTAGGCCTGACTTGGCTTTGAAGATTATTGACATTTAGTTGTTAATTACTACCTTAATTAACTGGGTGAATCTGACCCATTCAAGACGGAAGGAGAATATTACAGTATTCCCGTGATCACAGATCGGCGGCACTTTTGCGCTGAAATGCCAAATTTTAACTTGTGAAAGTTTTGAATTACCGAACTTTGCGTTTAATTGTAAGTACATCTTGCTCCTGTAAGAAAGAGCTGTACCCAAAATACAACAAAATAAGTTTTCAGATTCGTCATTTTATTTCATTTAAGTCCTGACCGTGTTCATTCCTTTGGTTCATTCGTTTAGCAACGTTGATGTCGCGCATCACACCAAAAACAATTAAATAAACTCAAGATGATCCGGACCAATGGCGAGGATCGTAGTCCTAAAGTAGATAAATCTTTCCCTTGGCGGGGCGAGCTTGAAACAGGATGAAGTAGGAATATTTGGTTGTTAACTACCTTCGGTAAGTAGTTG